CTCAAGTACACACCATCTCGTGACATCAAGGGTGAGTACGGCGTAGATGTACGCTACGGAATTATGTCTGGTATGGACCCTAACCGTGCCATCATTGCTTTACTACAAATGCGTTCAGACAAGTTAGTTTCTCGTGACTATGTTCGTCGTGAGATCCCAATGGACTTGAATGTTACGCAGGAGGAACAACGTGTTGATATTGAAGAAATGCGCGATTCTTTGCGTGTTGCTGTTGCACAGTATGCTCAGGCAATTCCTGCCCTCGCGGCACAAGGTCAAGACCCTAGTGAGATTATCTCACGCATCGCAAGTGTTATCCAAGGTCGCCAAAAGGGACAGTCACTAGAGTCAGTAATCGAAAAAGCATTCACACCAGAACCACCACCTCCAGCCCCAGAGATGCCACCTATGGCACCAGGTATGGAACAACAACTTCCAGCAGCAGGTGCGGCCTCCGCCCCTGCCTCGCAGCAACCTCCGATAGAACAAGGTGGTCAGGCCCCTGCTGCTGGTCAACGTCCAGATATAGCTCAATTACTCGCTGGTATCAGCGGTGCAGCTTAAGTAGAGGGGGTGTAAATATGAACAAGGGATCTCGCGCAGCAGCGCCAATGTCAAAGCCAGTAGAAGGCAAGAAGGACACATCCAAGCCAGCAGGTGGCAAGGTAGTTCCTTCGATGATGCCAGCAGGCCGTCGTGGAAACGCAGTAAAAAAGGGATAATAACTTTTAACGGAAGGAGCACTGGGCGATGAATAACGATAATCACATTTCTCGTCCAGTGCGCTTTCTTGATTTCGTTGTTGTAGGTATAGGTTTCCTACACAACATTGCATCATCTGTTGAAACACTTACAGGTGAGCTAATGGAACTATCGATTTACCAATCAAATCATCTTACTCAGACCAATAGGGCTTGGGAAGATATGGCAACAGACTTAGAAAAATTAGAGGAGGACCAACAGTGAGTATGATGAATCCACTGGCAGGACCAGCAGGTCCTGGTAAGTACTCCACACGTACCGATAAATTAGAATTAGGTTCAACAGCATACGGCGAAGGCGTCGAGACACAGGCTATTAAGTCTGGTGCTCCGCTTGCTAAGACTGGTGATGTAAGTCCTGCTCCAGCAGGCGATGTACGCCAAGCTGCAACACAAGCACCAGTAACAGAATTATACGCACCAACTCAGCGTCCAAATGAACCGATTACAGCAGGCATTGATATGGGTGCAGGTCCAGGATCATCAGCATTGATGATGCAGAAAAATGTAATTAAACTTTCTGACTCTTTAGCACAAATGCTTCCATATGACACAACTGGTGAGATTGCAGTTTTATACCAAGAAGCACTAGCGCAAGGTAACTAATGGCTGATAATCTTAAAGCAGCCGCTCTTGCAGCCAATCTTAAAGGTGAATCAAAAAAACAAGTTGATGATTTAGTTAAATCTCTCTTTGTTCACAGAGAACTATCTAACCTTCCTAAAGAAGTAGCAGCAGCTAAGTATGCTGCTTTGCCTTCAGACCAACAAGCAGACCTTGTTAAAAAATATGGAACAGAAGATCCTGCCACTAAGCCATCTCGTGGATGGCTTGGAAGTGCTTTTCATTACGCTGCTAACTATAACCCAATAACACTTGCATTTAAGGGTGTTATTGAAGCATCTGATGCAATGACTCGCGCTTATCGCGCTGTAGCTATTCCTCTATCTGAAGGCGAAGTTGGCTTTGCTTGGGATAAAGCAAACGACAAAGGCGATAAAGTTTTTAATGAAGGACGCATTCAAAACGCCAGAGAAAAGTATGGACGCGATGCAGTAGATATTGCTATGCGTATCAAGGGTGGCGAAGACGTATCAAAGATATTTGCAACAGCAACACCTGAACAGCAAAAGTATATTATGTTGGCAGACCCACGTAATAAAACTATTGCAAATGTAAACGATGTTGAAGCAGCACGCGATCTATTCAATGACACTCTTGCAGAAGTAGATAGAGCTAAGTTCTCACCAGGTCGCCAACTTGCTAACGCTATTCTTCCTGAAGCACTAGAGAAGAATGGACTGGCCTACGGCATAGTCTCTGGTGTAACAGATGCCGCTTATCGCCTGTTTGCAGACCCACTTGTAGTCGCATCTAAGTTGCGTTCTATGTATGTAGTAAGCAAGTACTCGCTTGATGTTATTACTAAAGGTCAAAAAGTAGATGAGTATTTTGCCAATCCTAACGCTACGGCATTTTGGGATCAGTATGGAACAGCCCTTGCTAAGTACACAGGACTTCAAAATTCTAACGCCAAGGGCAAAGAATTAGTAGAGGCACGCGATTCTCTTAAAGTACTTGCTCCTGAATTTGGTCAAGAAGTAATTAGAGTATTTCAAAAGGCTGATGTAGTAGATGCAAATTCTGCAAAGGCTTTCTTATTGAACACAGAAGAATCTGTTAATTTACTAAAAGGTTCTATTGGACGCAAGCGCATTATTCTTCCACGTTTGGATGCTACGCGCAAAACACGCATAGCAATTGTTACTGGTGCCGATAAAGTTATTAACATTGACCGATTTGCTCCTAGAATTATTGATGATTTGTACGGTCAATTACCAGATACAGACGGAATCCGCAAGACGCTTACAGAGGATGCGACGCTTCTTGGTGAGAAAGTAAAACAATCTAAAGATACAAAAGGTGTTTTGCGTCTATCATCCAGAGCAATTGGAGAGCGCTTAGACAAGTTTAAGGCTAAGTTCAACATTGCTCCTATGTTCAAAGATGACATATTTGATGTAACTGCAGCAGATGCCTCAACACAGGTCTATCGCCTAGCTCGTCTTGTAATGACTAAGTACGATGCAAGAATGATTGCAGAAACTTTTGAAGCATCAACTGAGGTTGGTCAGCGTAAGGAAATGGTTAAGGGCATCTGGGGAACTATTGCAGAAGCACGCGGTCTAAATCTTACAGAAGCTGGTCAAAAGATTGTTAACCAGACTGTTACTAAAGGTGATGCTAAATTTTCTGTAGGAAACTTTGCCGATGATTTTCAAGATCTTGGTGCGCTTCCATCTGACTACAATCCTTTTATGACTACCCCTAGCCTTGTAGATATTGACAGAGCAGCAGCGCGTAGCGGTCTTATTAACAGAATGTTTGGTCAAGCTAATAAAAAATGGGTAGATGATATGACTGGATACTGGTCATTCCTAACTCTTGCTGGTCCACGCTATGCTATTCGTAACGCATCTGAAGATCTAATGGTCCACCTTGCAATCGGTGGTAGCCCTTGGGGTCTTGCTAAGAGTCGTTATCTTTCAACTCGCATTAACACAGCACTAGAAGGTGCAAGAAAGACTAAAACTTGGTCAGACAATCCACTAGGTGGAGTACTTCGTATTCTTAATAAGAACGAAGCAGCTAAGTACGATGCTGAAATTACAGCAGTTGACGATATGATTGTTAAAGCACGCGAAGAAATTAAAGCAAAAAGAGAAGCAATAAAGATCTCAACAGATCCTGTTGTTAAAGCAAATCTTGCAGCAGAAATTGAAACTCTTAAACAGAGTACAGCAGGTGGTGCGGTAGGTCAGACCCGTCGTATCGTTGCTACTTCTCTTACATCTGGACGAGTTAACCGCTATCGTGAAGCATTAGGTATGAAGCCTATGTTTGAAGAAGAAGCAGCAATCCTTGCAGAGCATCTTGTATACGGAAACCTAGACAACTCTATGTCTCTTGTATCCGAGGGTGCAGGTAACTTTGCTACTGGTGGTGACTTCATCACACGGTCAACTATCTTTACTCGTTCACACGGTGTTCGCAGTGAGGCTCTTGTAATCAATGAACCAAAGGCCGAAAAGTACGGAATCGCAAAAGATGGTCGTAAGTTTGAAGCTCGTTCATTAGGTAACCGAGATGAAGCAGCAATGCTTACTTGGCTTATGCGTATTAACTACTATGCAAACGATGAACTAGGTGCTATTGCGGTTGCTAACCTTAGCAATACGCCAGAAGGCAAGGCAATTGCCATACAAAAGATTATGGATTGGATGGCAAAAAATCCATCTTTCCGTAAAGAAGCACAACTTGCAGCAAAAAACGTTGATGAAAGACAGCACGCTGAAATTGTTTACAATAGAGCAGCAGAAATCTTTGAAAAGCGTGGAACTACAGCAGGTGCTGACAAAGAGATTAACTTAGATCTTCTTAATAAGATTCGTGTGCAGGATGACCAAGGAGATTACATTATCTCTGGTCAGTTATCGCTAGATGATGTATCTAAGTTAGATGATGCAGATATTCCAGCCTATGTTCTTGGACCACAATTAGTTCCTTTGTCAGAATCAGGCAATGTAACAGCATCATTGATGTCAAAGGGTTGGACCTGGTTAGGTCTTGCTAACTCACGTATGTCTCGTCAGCCTATTGTGTTTAATGAGATCATTAGCATCCGAAAGCAGATGAGAAAGTCTGGATTTGAACAGGCATATATCAACTCTGTTGTAAGCAAAGTTGACCAAACAGATCCAAAGAAGATTGCTACAGCTACAGACCGTGCAAAGCGTCAGTTTGCAGAGATAGTTGAAGAACGTGCAGTATCTCAAGTGCTGCAGTATGTGGATAATCCACTGGTTCGTACACAATTAGCATTTGGAGCGCGTAACTTCTCTCGCTTCTATCGTGCAACTGAAGACTTCTATCGTCGTATGTCTCGTGTTACTGCCTATAACCCAATGGCTATTCGCAAAGCAGCACTAACTTATGATGGAATTGCTCACAATGGCTGGATTCAAGAGGATGACCAAGGCGAAAAGTACTTTGTCTATCCTGGTATTGAGCCTATTTACGCAGCAGTACGTGGTGCAATGACAGCAGTGGGTATTCCTGCTGACTTTAAGACACCATTTCCTGTGCAATTTGGCGCACAAGTCAAGATGCTTACCCCATCTTTGAACCAAGACTCTTTGATTCCTACATTTTCAGGTCCATTAGCTGGTGTATCTATGAAAGTTATATCAAACCTAGTAGATGTTGCAGGCGCACCAGGGGCAGCAGATAGAATCACCGAACTTTCTATGGGTAAGTACGCAGTAGGACGCTCATTTGTATCTGCTTTCCTGCCTGCTCATATCAATCGTTTATACGAGACTATGAGTACGGATGAACGTGACTCACAGTATGCAAGTGCGTGGCGTAAAGCAGTAACATATCTTGAAGCAGGTGGTCACGGACTACCACAGAAGTATGATGAGACAGGTAACCTTATTCCTCCTAGTATTCAGGAACAAGAAGAGTACCGTCAGCGTATTAAGAACACTGTTTTAGGTATTCTTGGTACACGATTTATATATGGTTTCTTTGCACCAGCATCACCACAAGTTCAGCTCAAGGCTGATATGAGTGACTGGATTAAAGACAATGGCAAGGCAAACTTCAAGCAGGCTTGGAATGGTTTACTAGATCAATACCCTGGCGATTACGATGCAGCTATGGCTAAGTGGGTTGAGTTATTCCCTAACCAGATTCCATTTACTATTCCAGAATCTGAGAAGAAGACTGTTGCTATTATCCGATATGCAGAAGAATCAGGCGTCTTTGTAGATAAAAACAAAGATCTATTTGAACGCTATCCACAGGGAGCAGCGTTCCTTATTCCTCATAAGTCAGGTTTCTCTTGGGATGCCTACAAGACTATGAAGGATATGGGTCTTAAGTACAACAAACGTGTAGATGATTACTTGCGTGAGGTACAAACCGCTGCAGATTTGCAGACTTATTACAGCAAGAAGAATGATTACGAGGCTTCTTTGAAGACCAAGGTAACAGACTTTGAGCGTACTATGGCCCGTAATGAATTCCAAGAATGGGCTAAGGGTTTTAAGGCAGGCCGACCATTGCTACAAGAAGAACTATCACAAGGTGGCAAAAAGGCTATTGAACGCATCAATGCTATTGATGACCTACGCAATATGCTTAATGATAAGACAGTAACTGTACGTCCTTCTGTACAAAAGCCTTTGAAGGAAATGCTAGATGCCTATGACTCTTACAAGATGCAAAGGCAAGCATTAGATACTGTTTCAGGAACTACAAACCTTGTTGCCTTTATGAAAGATTCTACAATTGTCAAGATTCGTGAACTTTCAAAAGCAAATGAAAATACTATGAGTGCTTACAACACATTGTTTGCATCGTTATTAGGAGACACTGATGGTTGAGCCAACTTATTCCAATCCAGATGCAGCACGCGCAGCATCTGCAAGAACAATCACTTCAACATCTTCTCCTTCTACTACAACACAAACTAGTGGATCATCTACTAGTGGCGAAGTCGCATTTGATGTCTTTGTAAAAGGTATCTCACAAGCCTCTAACGAAGCACGCCTTGCTTTAGCCGAAAGACTAAAAGAAGCAGGTATTTGGAAAGGCAAAGTATCAAGCAAGTTTGATCTTAAGTACTATACAGCTCTAGCAAAGTTAGAGGAAAAGTATCAAGGTCAAGTAGCGCTAGATAAAATGATTGGTGCAACTACTCCTACAAAACGATATGATGTCCTAACAAGTATCATCTCAACTGGTGATGACGAAGACGGTCCAACAACTACTACACAGACATATATTACTAGCGCATCTCAAACCGCTAAACTTCTTGATACTATTGCAGTAGATCTACTTGAGCGTAAGTTAACTAAAGCAGAGCAAGCAAAGTATCTTAAGATGCTTAACGCTGAACAGCGTAAACAACCAAGCGTTCAGACATCTGGTAAAGGTTTTGTAACCACCAAAGGTGGAATAGATGAACAACAATTTATTACAGAAAAATTAGAAGCAACTTCAGAGGCACAAAATGTACGAGCAACTGATGCTTATACAATTCTTATGAAAGAACTTGGAGGCTTAGACTAATGGCTAATCAAGTTAGAACTAAGATAGAAAGAGTTTCTGGTAAGTACAGTGCTAAAGTTGCTGAGATACGTAAACTAGAAGCAGACAAGCGCAAGCCTTTTGTTACAGACGCTGAAACAAAAAGTATCAATACACAAATTAAAAAACTAGATGCTGAACGATTAACTATCAGCAAGGAACTTAATAAACTTGGTAAGTTGGCAAAAACCGCTGAAGAGTATCTGGACCTTAATAAAAAAATTAAGGAAATTGAAGCAAGAATTACTAAGGCAAATGCCCGTGGTGAAGACACTGTTGAAAGTACAAGACAAAAAAATATAGCATTAGGGCGTCTTAAGGAAATCTCACCAGAAGTTGAGAGCAATTTTCCTGAGATCAAAGTAGCAAAACCTGCAACAACTACTTCTGTTCCTCGTGAACAGTTAAAAGGTGACAGAGGGCTCCTTGCTCAAGAGTCTGCAGCCAAAGGAACTGTTACTTCTACTGGTACTCCACCCGTAGCAGGCACACCTGCTGTAAATAAAGGCACTATAGGCACACCTCCTCCAAAGAAGGATGGCAAGGTTCCCGCACCAGAAAAGGTTGAGACAACTACAGACAGGGAAGCGGCTGCTCTTGAGAGTGCAGCTACTACTGCAGACTTAACTCTATCTGCAACTTTATTTAAGAACATACCAAGTCTTAAACTTTTACTTGAAGAGTATGTAAAGACTCCTGGTATGACGGAAGCGGCTTTCTTAAAGAAAGTCCGTGACGATATTTGGTTTAAGCAAAACTCTAAAGAAATCAAAAATCGTTATGTCCAGTACTACAACTATCGTGATTTGCAAGCATCTGGTCAAGCACAAGGAACAACTGCTTATGAGATGGAAATTGCAAAGATTGAAGCAAGTCTCAAGAAGCGTGCTGTAGAACTAGGTTCTGCTGCTGCATCAGATCCTGCAGCATTACGCAAAGCAGCAGAAAATCTTTATATTACTAATCGTAGTGATGATGAATCTTTTATTACAGACTTTCTTGCAGCATCTATTAAGCCATTAGCAGGAATGATTGGCGGCAAAAGAACTGAAGGTTATTCAGGAGAGGCACTTACCAACTATGACAAATTGGTTGAAGCAGCTCGTGATAATGGTTTCCAAGTAAGCGATATATTGCCAGGAGCACAAACAGAACAACAGGTTATACAGGGAATTATCTCAGGTAAAATTGATGTTAATCGCGTAATAGCAGATGCTCGTAAATTAGCATCACAAGGACAACCTCAGTATGTTCGTGACTTACTTTCTCAGGGCTATAACCTTAAGCAAGTATTTGCTCCTTATCGTCAAGTAATGGCAAATGTACTTGAGATTGGTGATGCTAACCAAATTGATCTTAATGATCCATTACTTCGTTCTGCAATTACAGACAAAGGCGATATGAACTTATATGACTTCAGAAAAGCACTTCGCCAAGACAATCGTTGGCAGTACACTGCCCAAGCAAAAGAAGATGTATCAACTGCAGCATTGCAGGTGCTACGTGACTTCGGATTCCAGGGGTAAATAAATGGCTGAATTAGATAGAGACAATCCTTTTTATGATTACATACCAGCAAACCCTGTTGCTACTAAAAAAACAAAAAATAATGCTACACCTGAAACTGCAATAGACGATTCTTACTATACAAAGAAAGATTCACAAGGTAAGACACAGGCGCAACGAGATGCAATGAAAAATGCTCTTGCTACAGCAGAGACTATTCGTAAAACATCAACAACACAATCTGCCTATGTAGATCCAAAGACAGGCAAAGTTGTCACTATGGCTAAAGGAACTCCAGCTCCAGGTAGCGGTGGCGGAGGTGGCGGAGGTGGTGGTGACACTGCTACTACAACAGCAACAACATACACTGCACCAGATGGCAGAATCTTTACAGACCTTGCTTCTTACAATACTTATTTAACAAACCTAAAAGCAGAAGAAAAGCGCCGTGAAGGACAGTCTGCTTATACTTTATTATTTGAAGAGTTTAATCGTTATGGTATGGGTGCTCTTGTTGAACCACTTAAGGCTCTTATTCAAGATGGCCTATCACCAGCAGAGTTTACTTTGCGTTTACGCGAAACAGATGCTTACAAGAAGCGCTTTGCTGCTAATGCACAACGTATTGCCAAAGGATTAACAGCCATTTCAGAGTCAGAATATATTCAATTAGAAGACCAGTATCAGAACGTTATGCGTAACTACGGCTTACCTGAGTCTTACTACACTCGTGGCGATATGGGTCGACAAGAAGGATTTGAGAAGTTTATTGCTAATGATGTATCTGCAACAGAACTAGAAGACCGTATTATGACTGCACAGAATCGCGTTATCAACGCTAACCCAGAAGTAACTCAGGCACTCAAGCAGTTCTATCCTGACATTACTAATGCTGATATTTTGGCTTATACCCTTGATCCTAAAAACGCTATTGAGAACATCAAGCGCAAGGTAACTGCCGCAGAAATTGGTGGAGCTGCAATCCAATCAGGACTACAAACTGGTATGGCACGTGCAGAAGAATTAGGCGCTGCTGGTATTAACAAAATTCAAGCACAACAAGGATTTGGAACTATTGCTGGTGGACTACAACGTGGTTCACAACTTGCATCTATCTATGGAGAAAATCCATACACACAGACAACTGCAGAACAAGAAGTCTTTGGACTTGCTGGAAAGACAGAAGCAGAGAAGCAACGCAAGAAGTTAACTGGACTAGAGAAGGCCACATTTACTGGTCAAACTGGAGTATCTTCAACAGCACTAACACGAGATCGTGCTGGCGCTTACTAAATAAAAAGCCTGCCACTAGAACGACTGGCCTAGTGGAGCGACAACAAGACCAGGAGTAGGAGCCATACCGTTTCCCCAAACGAATATGAGGCCTGCGCCAACAACTAATAGGGAGAAGGACCACTATG